AGCACTTGGCCACCGGCGTATGCCGCCCGAAGGCGGCCGGGGATCCAGCCTGTCGTCGCGCTCGAGGTGTCGACGGCATCCTTGAGCACCCCAGTCGATCCGACTGCCCAGGTGGCCCCGCCGTCGGTGGTGCTGTGCATCCTGATCTGTGCTTCGTCGTGGGCCGTGTCTTCGACCCAATGGAAAAGCAACACCGAGCCGTCGGGGAGGACGGTGAGGCATGGCGAGTAATCGACCGAAGGGGCGCCTCCGGTCTTTTGGTAGACCATGACCGCCGATCCCCATGCGTGGGTCGCCGGGTCCCGGCGTTGGGTCACCACCCGGTGAAGAGTGCTTGTCGCGTCCTGGTAGCAGACCAAGATCGTGCCATCGTCGAGCGTGACAGCGTGCGCGCCTTTGGTGGACTTCACGAAGGCAGGGGCCCCACCATCCGTCCATACAACATGTTCCCACCCCACGGCCACCGCGGGACCGTCATGCCCTCGCCATGTGGGATCGCCGTCCTTCCTCCAAATGTACCCACCGCCACCGGGCTCGGGGTGTCCGCCTTCGATCGCTTGGATGCGGAGGGCATCGCCCGCGGCCTGGGTGCCTGTGGCCTTCAACACGAGGTCATAGGAACCCTGTGCCTTGGGGACGCCAGGCTGGGGCCCGGCCTGCGTGAAGCTCGACTCACTGGCCCAGGTGTCGGTCCCAATGCGGGCATCCATGAGAGCCAAACCGCGGAGTTGGCTGGGTTGCGTGTCGCTTGCCATCAATATCCTCGCTGTCCGACGCGGCGCTTGCCCTTGATGGCGCGGCGCAACTCACCAGGGCGCCGCACCTCGTCACGGGCGAACCGGTCAAAATGCTTGTAAACAGGGAGCGCCACGACCTGGGCGGTGGGTGTCTGGCCTCGGTTGAGGGCGGCGACACCGGACGCACCGAGGTTGGCGGTGGCTTGGCGGGTGAGCACGGACTCACCGGCGAGGGCGTTGATCTGCACGGAATCCGACGCGGGGCGGCCAATGATTCCGCCCGCGTGGAAGGTGGGCGCCGTCTGTTGGTCAACCTTGGCCAAGGCCACCCCGGCCGAGGCCGCGGCCATGAGGGTCAAGACGCCCGCCTTTATCGGGCTTCCGGCATTCTTTGCCAAGATGTCCGAGACGGCGAGGGCCCCATTCATAATGATCTGGGTCCTGGCCAATTTCTTCTGAAAGGCAAACAGGCGTTGTCCTTGGTCGCCTTGGGCCTCGGCTTGCATGCCCACGATCTCGGACAAGATGCCGCCGACCTCATCGACCGCCGTGCCCGCTGCGGACAACATGGCATCACGGCGATCCTGGATCTCGATGATCTCCGCGTCGTGGGCCTCTTTGGCTTGGGTGCGGATCGTCGCGATGGACTCCGCCCGGAGCTCGGTGAGCTCCTTGGTCCTGGTGGCCATTGCCTTGTCGCGTTCGGCATCGGCGTCGAAGTCGGCAAGCTTGGCCGCCTTGATCTCGTCAATGATCGCGAGCCTTTCAGTGAGGCCAGCATTGATGAGATCGACACCCGTGAGCTCGACCTCATCCTGGTCCTCGATCAGAGCAAGGAGATCCCGGCGGCGCTTCTTTTCAAGCTCGGCACTGGCGGCCTTGACCTCGTCAGTCTCGCCCAAGGCCCTCTTCACTTCATCGAGGGCCGCGACCTCCTTGGCGTGGCTGGCGAGCACCTTGGCCGCGGCGTTGAGTTGGTCGCCCGTTGTGCGCTCCATGATCGCGGCAAGGGACCGACGCGCCGATTCCCTTTTGGCGTCTGTTTTGGCGCCAGCCACCCCGGCCGCGGTGGAGGCTTTGGTCGACTTCCGTTGCTTGTCCCTTGCTTCGAGGAGCTGATCCTCAACGGCGATCACCTTTCGGATCCCCGCGGCCATGCCGGAACGCTGGGACTCGAGGGCCGCAAGTTGTGATCGGGCTTGGATGAGTGCTTTCGATTGCCCGCTATACGATTTGATCACCTTGCCGCTTACGCCCACAGTACCGGCCGCCCGTTGCTTTTCCCTGGCCTCGAGCTTCCTGAGGTGGCCCATCTGGGCGGTGATCTGGGTCGTGATCTCCTTCATCTGTGGCGATGCTTCAAGCATGGCCTGTCGTCGGACGCGGATGAGGTCCCGCTCCATTTCCGTCAGCTCACCAGTCGCCACCTTGAGATCAAGGGTGCGATCGTAGAGCTTGGCCGACATGTCGAGAAGGCGGCGTTGGGTCTCAATGCCCACTTCTTGGAGGGCGGTGAGCCTGTCTTGTTCATCGCTCCAGATCTTATAGGCGGCCCCGATGGCGGCGGCGACGATGGCGAGGGGGCCGAGCACCTTGGACCCAAGGCGGATGGTACGGATCAATCCTTCGATACCGCCACCGAGCTCCCCGACCACATTGAGCACGCGGCCCGCTTCGGGATGCACCAGCTCGAGCGCACCGGCGACACCCTTGAGGGCGCTATCTGCATCGCCGGCGGCGTCGCTCGTTTCTTTGAGACTCGTGTTGGTCTTCTTGAAGGCGTCGGCGTTGGTCTTGGCGGCCTTCTTGGCGGCCTTCTCGGCCTTGACCAATTGCTTCTCGAGGGCCTTGGCCATGAGCTTCGCTTCTTTTTCCGTGATCCCGGGGACCTTGGAAAGCTCGCTCTTGAGCTGGCTTATGTCGGCCTTATAGGCCAGGCGCACCTCGCGGGATGATCCAGCCATCAGGCGCTCCGCTCGATCTTCTCAAGCTCTTCGGCCATCTGGTCCGCCATCTTGTCGATGAGCTTGGCCTTCGTTCCCGGCTTGAGGATGAGGTCTTGGGCCGCGTTCTTCACGGCCTTAGGTGGCTTCACGATCTCCTCGTATGGCCACAATGGCTTGATGTAATAGGCATAGGGCGCGGTGTTCCGCACAAAGGCCACCAGGTCGGTCTTCGTCACCCGGATCCCGCGCTCGAGCTTGGAGCGTGATGCCTCCGCGCTGTCCTTCCGGCGGTTGTATTCCTGGGCGGCGGATCGTCTCACTTTGTCGGTGTAGGCACGGCCCGATCTATTCCCAGCCAGGGCAAACACATTGCCGCGCGTGCCGGCGCTGATCACTTGAACCGGCCAGTATCGTTGCGCCGTCTTGAACAGGTCGCGGGTAGTCCGCTCCATGATGTGGGCGGTCCTTGGGATCGTGTTTTCAATGAGAGCCTCAAGGGCCAACATGAAAGGCTGGTCGACCTCGATCTCAGCGCGGCCCTTGCCGTACACAACACGGCCCCGGAAGATCTTGGCCATTTACTCACCCAGCCAAAAGTCGCGCGCCGACCCGTCGACCTTCACAGACTCTCGGAGGCGTGGGGCCTTGGTCTTTGCGGGTTGGGTTCGGATCCGGTGGTAGGCAATCACGTCGATCTGGTCCTGGCGGGTGAGAGTGTGGAACCACCCCGGGCCGTCTCCGTAGAGAATGCCGAGGTGGGTGGCCATCAGGTCGGCGCCACCCCGGCGCCCTCGGTAAAACCTTCGACCGTCGAGACCTCAGTTTCTCGAGGGAACAGGGTGGTGCACACGATCTCGATGACCTGGACCGCGGCGGTCATTAGCTCCTCGCGATCGTGACCAAGGGGGAGGAGGTGGTTGTAAACCTGGCGACCGTAGGTGATGGGGTCGAAGCCCGTGGCGTGGAAGGCCGTGGCACCTGGGGCGCCAAGGCCCGGGACGGAAAGCCCAAGGCCAGCCATGAGGGCCCAGGTCTGGCGCCGGCTTTCACCGTTGGCGCTTTGCCAGGCCACGACCACATCCTCCCGCTCGGCAAAGCCGGGCAGTTGGACGGGGTAGCGTTGGCCCTTCAATTCCACCGTATGGTGTCCGTTATCCATAGTTTGCTCCCTGGATGCGGTGACGGTTTAGGACATGGTGATCGCGCCATAGACCACGAAGGACGCACTCAAGGAGGATGGATCCCCGTCCGAGTAGTCGAGAGTCACATGGCAGTCGTCGAGGGTGATCTGGTGGTCGCCGGCGGTGTCGCCGTGATCGGTTCCCTCAATGTCGAGTTGGATCTTCACACAGTAGACCTCACCCGGGAGGGTGGAGACGTTTCCGCCGTAGCTTCCGCCCTTCAGGAGAAAGTCGGTCATGGTCTGGTCGGATCCGTCGCTCAGATCCGCGAAGTGACAGGTCCACGACCCGGTCGGGAAGGTGCGGTTGGTCTTTCGCAGTGTCGCCAGCTCACCGCGGTCCAAGTATGGCGTCACCTCATGGAGGGTCGAGCTCAAGCCAGACAGTGAGAAGTCGCCGGCCTCAAGCGTGACCTCGAGTTGGGCGGGGGTGGGAGTCGCTCCGTCGAACAACCGGATGGTCGAGTCGCGGAAGTTTTTGATCACAGTTGAGGCGGCCATGGTTTAGCCCTCGCTTTTGGTGGCCTTGGCCTTCGGCTTTCGCTTTGGCTTTGGCGGTGGTTCTGGGTGATGGTTGAGGAAGTGCAGGGCAGCCAGGCAGGCCACCCGGTGTCGGGGGTTCGTGCTTCGCTTGATCTCGAGAACCGGCGCGGCGGCATCAGCCCAACCGGCGGCATGGGTGTCGAGGAGCTCACGGGCTTCGGCGTGGGTCATTGGAGAGCCATCCTGTGCATACAGGTGAAGTGAACCTCACCAAGGAACCACTCACCCGCGTCGTCGACTTCCCGAATTGGGACCTCCGAAAAGAGCACCTGGAGATCGGCCCGGATCGTCTCATCCATGCAGGCTTTCACCAGGTCATGCTCGGCATCCAGCGCCAGGTCGTAGTCGGTGATCTGGTCTTTTGGGCGGAGACGGTAGAGGAAGCGAACGGCCGCGGTAGTCTTGACAGTCGTACCTTCGGCCACCCGTTGGCGGTCACCCACTGGTCGGGTTTGAATGACGCCCACCGAATAGCCAAGGTGTGCCACGCTGGCGGGGTCTCGGCCAAAGCTCGAATATGGGGATCGGCTTTCCTTCCACCCAGACAGGCCACTCACCGCGGTCGCGATTCGGGAGCGGACCGAGGCGACGGATAGGGCACTCATCAGGAGCCCCGGCCGGAGAGCCACACGGTGGAGATCACCGATCGTCGGCTGTCCTTGCTATCTGCAAACCCGTCGTCGTCGGTGTCGTATGACATGGCGACCCGGTGCCATCCGATCCCGTAGAGCTTCCCATATTGGTTCGCGAGCTCGAGCCATTTGCCGTCGCCCGCCGACATATGGAAGTCGGTGAAGATGAGTTCCAGGGTCTTGAACAGGTGAACCTCGCGGAAGGCGTGCGGGTTGACCACCAAGTAGGGCCTGTTCCCTTCACCGATCAAGCGGTTCTCAATCTCGGCCCAGGCTTCGTCAATGTAATCTTGGTAGCTGGTCAACCCGGACGGCCGGAGGCTGGTGAGGTCGGTGTGGCGTCGGGTGAGGTCGGCGTCGGTGACCACGGGGTAAAGGCGGCGACGGACCAGGCCACCGTCGGTGCGGAAAGTGTGCGTCACGCCGTCGGGCATGGTGAGCTGCCACTCGAGGAGCCACCCAGCCCCAAGGATCTCGGTGGCCAATGTGCCAGATGTGATCGTGTATTGGGCGACCGATCCAGAGATCGAGACGGCGGCGGAGGCCACAACCTCGAGGTTGGACGCATTGAAGACGGACACCGCACCCGAGATCGGGGCGACAAGGGCCCCGTCTCGGTAGACCGGGCACTTGGCCAGGTTGTCGCGCCCACGCTCGAGCCACTCGGGCGTCAAGAAGCGGGCGCTATACAGGGTGTCGGTCGAGCTCATGGGCTATCGGCCCTCGTTTCGGTCGCGGCGCTTGGCGGCCTCGGTGGCCTTCTTCTTCATGGCCGCGGCCTGGGCTTGCCCTCCAGACTCATAGGCCCGGCGGGTCATTTCCTGGATCGCCTCCCGGCCTGTGCGCTTTTGGTCACCCATTTGAGGCCGCCTTCTTGGTCGTCTTGGCCTTTCGCTTCCGCGCGGGCTTCTTCATGGTCTCGAGCTTTTCGGTGTCCTTCTTGGCGCGGGCCTTTGACACCTTGTCTTCCTTGCCCGAGTTGCGCGTGATGCGTGCCTCTTGTTGGGCGACGATCGCGGCCTGGATGTCCTCATCAAGGGGGGCAACGTGGCCGCCATCAATGAGTCGGTGAAGGAAGGCGAGATAGCCGTCAAGATCCGGCTTGAGGATGACCCGGCCGCCGACCTGTTTGATCTCGACCCAGGGCTCCATGTGAACGGCGCCATTCACGCCGTCATAAACTACACAGTAGTCCTCGCCGATCGTGTCGGGGTCCAAGATGGTCCACCCGACTTGCCGGGCGTTCTCTCGAGCTCCGCCCTCGGACATGTTGGCACCGATGCCACCCACGCCGGGATCGAGCTTCATCTTGGAAAGAATGGGGGCCCATTGGCCGTTGATGACACCCCACCGGGTCGGGTGGTACTTGAACACGAACGCCGGCGTAGCCGGAAGGTTGAGCCGCTTGGATCGCCCTTTGGTTCGGGTGACGGGACGGCCCTGTAGGGTGCCGGCCTCGGTGTCGCTTGGGTTGAATGCCATGGTCTGCTCCCTGGCTTGGTTGGTGGAAAAGGAAAGGGCAAACCCGGGGCAGACCCAGGGAGCAAAAAAGCCACCCCGGGCCGCCCCGAGAAAATCACGCGTCGGTGATGATGCTCACACCGCGGGAGTCTTCGACGATGGCCACGCCACAGAAGAGGTTACCCGTGATGATCGTCTGGCCCGCCGATGCGTTCCGGCTAAACTCGGCCACGATCTGGGCCCCGGCTGGGACCACGATCTCACCGCCCGAGTAAATCGCGGACTGCATGCCGGTCGCGTAGCCAACGGCGCCCGCTCCAAACATGCCGCCGGCACGATCCGCCCCGGCGTTGGCCGTTGGGACTTGCTGGCTCGAGAACACGTCCACTCCACCGAATTGTCCGGCGTAGCCTTGTCCCTTGATCGCGATCGCTTCAGCGCTTGCAGGCTGCCAAGACAACACGCCGGTCTCGGCTCTGAGAGAACCTTGCCAGTCCGTTAGCTGTACTGGGTGGAGAATCGCCAGGTATGGCCCGGGGACGCCGGCTTGGGTGAGGGCAAACTGGGCGTCAAACCAATCGTCGACGCTCATGTTGGTCCCGCTGGTCCCCGCGGTGGCGGTGAAGTCGTCGGTGACTTCGCAAACCATCTGGGTAAACCGCATGTCGGCAGATCCGACCATCGACTGAGCCAGGCGGGGAGCCACCAGGCCGATCGAATCGGACAAGCTCATCAAGTCGGTGATCTCGTACTGCAAAGCCTGGCGAGCGATCGTGATGTTCACGCTGGCATCGGTGAGCGCAGTGTTTGCGACGCTTGCACCTTCAGCCACTGAGGCCATCTTGTCGTAGCCGTCAAGGCCAGCCTGTCCGACTTGGAGCACGGTGGAACCGCGGCCAGACATGTCGCCATAGTTGACGAGGGCGGAGTGACCCATCAAGCTCGCGCGATCGGCGAGCAAGGTGGCGAGCTCCTGGTGGAGGATGGCGGCGGCGCGAATGTCGCCACCCAATGCATAGGTAATTTCGTTAGCCATGGGGGCACCGGGGGTGTGGGTGTGGATTGATTCCACTCACCCTTTTCCGCGGTTCCGGGTGCGACCCGAGGCGAGTTGTCTATGGGGATGTCGCGCCCAGTGTACCGCGTGGCACCTTGGCGCGTCAAGTATTTAGCGACTCTCACCCGCAAGGATGGCCGCCCGTTTCTCTCGGTATTCCGCGACGGACATCTTTGATATCGCCTGTGCGCTGAATGTTCCGGGGGCCGCGGTGTGTGGAACGGCGCCCGCATCGGCCGGCGGGGCTGGGGTTCCATTTGTCGTGTGGTTCTGTACTTCAGCCGGGGCGGCGGCCACGGTCTCGGTCGGTGTTGGTGTTGTGGCTGTGGGTGTGGAGCTTGCGAGCAAAGCCGCTGCCGACCTGGGCAGGCTGTCACGCTCAGAGAGCCAGTCGGACAAGCTCACGCCCTCCGGGGCACGCCGATCGAAGATGGCCAGGAGATCGGCCACGTCCTCGGGATCGGTGACACCGGCGCCCATTGCAGCGACCGCCCGACTGTGGGCCGAGCTTTGGCTGGTGAGTTGGCCCTCGAGCTCAGCGACTCGGGCGGTGAGTTCTTCGGCATTCGTGGCCGTGGCGCTCGCGGCCTCGATCGACTTTTTTGCCTCTGCAAGATCGGCCTTGAGTGTGCGGCGCTCGCCATAAATCTCATCAAATCGAGACTTTGGCACGGCGTCGGGGTTGTCTTTCTCACAGTGTGGGCAGGTAAAGGCCATAGGGTGCTCCCTGGTCTATTGGGTGGATCGGTTGAGGGTGGGAAGTGCTTGGGCCGTGATGGCCCCGAGGTCGGCCTTGGCCTGGGTCTCGGTGAGCCCGGGGTTGAGTGTGCGGTATGCGGCCACCCGATCGAGAAGGCCAGCCTCAAGGAGCTCGAGCACATGCTTCCGCCGGCCGTCGAGCTCCTGGGCGGACAGTGGGATCTCTTGGTAGATCACGGCATAGCCATCCTCGGGGAGGTCGGTGCCATTGTGCCGATTGAGGAGGATCGCGGCGAGTCGGATGAGTTGAGCATCGGACGCCATGAATTGGGGAGCGTAGCGGCGTTGGGCTTGGCGCTTGCCTTCATTGGTGAGGGCGATCGCGTAGCCGCTCCGCGAGCTATTGAGCCGCTGAATGTCCGAAGGTGGAACGCCCGCGTCTTGGGTGAGCCTGGCGGCAAAGGCGGAGATCGCCCGCTCGAGACTCTCGATGTCGGCGGCCTGGCTCCATTGCCCGACCATGGGTTGGCCTGTTTCGGCCGCGCTGTCCGCATTGGACTCAAGGATCAAGACCGAAGCCGGATCGGTGATGACCTCGGCCCGGCGCCCACCGTCGGCGTCTTGGATGGACAGGCCCGCGGGGATCAAGTTGGCCAAATACCTCTGTGGCCAACTCGCGTCGCGGAGGCAGTGGAACCAGAACGACCAGGCGACCGCCAGATTGAGCGATCCCTCGACAACCTCGACGCCCTCCCAAGCATCCCAGAGCCGATCGCCGGATCGCTGTGCATGGTAAAGGACATAGGGGATCACCGGTGTCCCATCGGCCTTGCGATACGGGTAGGTCTCGCCCTCATAGGTGGCGCCCAGTACGGTGAGCGTGAGATCCACGCCCTCCTCAATGGGGCCGCGCGTGCCGGCCTTTAAGACTCGATAGAGCGGATACCCTGGATCGCGGATGTCGAGGACATCCCAACACCAGACCAGCTCACCCTCAACATCGCGGAGGCGGAGCTCACGGATCGAGTCGGGGATATCTGGCCGGTCGGGCCTCGAGGTGGCTACCACCTTGTCGGGTGGGACGGGTCGGAACCGGACGCCCTCATCGTCGACCGTCACCCTCATTAGGTACTCGCGGCACCCAATCACCCGGGCCTGGAACCATTGGGCTTGGGCCCACAACCCGGAGGCCGTGAGGGCACCGGACGCACCGAGGAAGGTGGCCACATCCTCGCGCTCTTCGTCGTCGTGCCGAATGTGCGGGGTCTTGTCATAGAGGACGGACAACTCACGCGAGATCACCCGGAACGGGTTGGCCGATAGGTCAAGCTCACCGTGTGCGGCCGATCGGGTGGTGCCCATGTGGCGGCGGTATCTCTCGGCCAGGTCTCCGCCCCAGTTGCCCTCGAGAAGGCGGCGGCGGAGTCGGGTGTGGTCCCAGCGTTGGGACTCGGCCGAGTCGGGTGGGGCTGGCATGTGTGGGATCTTGTGCATGGTGAAAGCCTCTACTTGTAGAGCTTGATGTGAATGGGGGCCTTGAATTTCGGCGAGATCAAACTGACACCGCCGTACCGGAGTGCATCGATCGCGTGTTTGTGTTCGTCGTCTTTGAATTGCCAGTGCTTCAGGCTGCGGATCGTTTGCTTGCAGCGTGACCGGATCTGGAAGTTGTCGCGCTCCATGCATTCGTGGAGGACGTTGGATCCGTAGTAGACCGACCACCGGGGCTTGTGAGCTGTGCGGATGCGGAAGGCCGGGCGGCCTGGCTTCATGCCGAGGACCGTGGAAAAGCCTTGCATGAGTCGATGGTTGGACATCTTCCCACCGCTCCGCTTTCCGCCATAGGCCCGATCGCCCACCCATTTGTCGACATGGTTGTGGCTCATGCCGTTCCGCTGGAGCATCTTGATCATGCCGCGGGCGTGGGTCTCCGGGCTTGCCGCCCCGGCTATGTACTCATCGAGGACAAAGATCTTCGACGCTCCATCTGACTTGTCGACCGCGACCAGGACCGCGACCTGGCTGCCGACATCGGCGCCATGATCGATCCCGATCCCGATCTTGTATGCGTGGCCATTTGCCACGGCCTCGGCCGGGAGGTCTGGCAAGGGTCCATCAACGATCATTTCTTCGTTGAAAGCCTCAAAGACTCTGCCCTCGGTTGAGCCTTCCCAGGCGCCCTCGAGGCGTTGAGCTCGGTCGATCGGGAGGTAGGCTTGGGCAATGCGATCGATCTGCTCCTGGGTGATCAAGGGGCGGCCACCGATCGGCGTCGTGTTCTCGATGGTGAGGGCGGCCTGGTGGTCGGCCACCACTCCCTCCTCTACAAGCTTCCGAAGCCACCCCACCGGAGCGCCGACCGGCGTGAGCGAGATCCCAATGACCCCGCCTTTCCGAAGAACCCGAGCTTGAAGCTCTCCCCAGATTTGGGGCGGGGGGGGTTCGTCAATGAAAACACCGTGAACGGTGGCGGAGGCCAGGCCGAGGCTTCCCTGGTTGGTCGTCTTGATGCGGACGATGGATCCATTCTTAAAGATGACGACCGGAACCTTGCCCCGGTAGCCACGGCCCGGGATGTAGACCGTCTCCGGGTGCAGCTCATCCTTGGGCGCGAGTTCGTGAAACTTTTGCTGCACGCTCTTCGACTGTTCCCAGCTATGGCAAATGATCCACAGCTCGACCGGAGGGATGTGGGTGTCAAGGTATGGGTGGGTGCCCGTTGCTCGCCAGATCACCTCGGCACATGTGGCCATGGTCTTTCCGATCTGATTGCCGCCCCTTAGAAGCTTGACCGGTGAGGCGTCCGAGAGCCATGTGAGCTGCGGCGGGGTCGGTCGCCAAAACTCGAGGGGCCTGGTCTCCGCTTTGATCCGAAGCTCACTAGCTGCTCGGGCAAGGGTGGCCAGGCTCACTTGGTGCCGCCCTTCTTGGTGGGCATCTTCACAACCTGGCCCGCGGATAGTGAGGCCAAGGTTGCCCGAAGCTCATCCTGTAGGACGGCCGGCAATTGCACGACCGCATCTGTAATCACTCCCATCAGCTCGGTCGGGTCCATCACCTCAAGGCGGTCCAGTTCATCGACCGGCGCCTTCTCCTTGAGCTCGACCTCCAGGCGATGAAGGACGGCGATGGCCGTCGACTTCCCGGCCGCCCGGCAGTCCACCAAGTCGTCGCGGACTTCGGCGAGCTTGATCGCGTAGTACTCACGATCCTCCAGCTCGAGAAACTCGAGGCCCCGCTTGAGCTGCTTGGAATAGCGCCGAATGCTCACAGAATCGCCCCCAAATTGGGAACCACTGAACGACCGGGGGGGGTCGTTTTCTGAATCGGAGCGAGAGAAAAAGTCGAGAGGTTACACAC